AGATATACAAAAGCTTTAGCAAGATCTATGGCGAACACTAAGCAAGTTAAAGGCGCAGCTGTTCTAAATAATGGTTTCAATGCAACATACGCAGGTGGAGATGGAAAAGCTTTATTAGCAACTGACCATCCTACTCTTGCTGGTTCATTTTCAAATGAACTAGGAACTTCTGCTGACTTGAATGAAACATCTTTAGAGCAAGCGTTAATTGACATTGCAGCGTTCACTGATGAGAGAGGCCTTAAGATTGCGGCTAGAGGAATGAAAATGATCATCCCTTCAGAATTGCAATTTACTGCTGAAAGACTTATGAAGTCTGAAGGTAGAGTTGGCACAGCTGATAACGATATCAATGCTATCAAAAACATGGGAATGGTACCACAAGGTTATACTGTGAACCATTACTTAACTGATTCTGATGCTTGGTTCGTTAAGACTGATGTTCCAAATGGTCTTAAACATTTCGTTAGAGCACCTATCAAAACTACTATGGAAGGTGACTTTGACACTGGAAACGTTAGATACAAAGCTAGAGAGAGATATTCTTTTGGATTCTCTGATCCTAGAGGTATCTTCGGATCACCAGGAGCATAATAATTAGAATTTGTGGCGGGAATCATATTCTCGCCACATTTTAAATTTAGAAAGAAAAAATGAAGAAATTCCTAGTAAAAATCAATGCTTATCAATATCACGCTGAATTTGAAGTATTAGCTGAAGATAACGTTGAATCTATTGAAAATGCAATAGTTGACAAACTAGGAGAAAAAAGTATAAAATGGGAATATCTTGGAGAAATGATGGATCCCAAGGTCAAAAGAATAACCTACGAGGAGGTTGTTGATGGTACAAGACCTGTACAAACAAAAACGGTCCTTGGAGTTGAGGTGGCAACTGGAGTATGAACAAGAAGGTAGATATACTCTGGATATGGTCAGAATTGATGACAAAATTAGAGAAGTCATTACTGACATTAAACTCGAAGAGGCCAAAATTGCAAATAAACAAAATGCAATTGAAGACGCTGCTGCCCAAGTTTCTGTGGCTACTTAGATAAACGCCACATCGCTGAAATCGTACATTTCCCGTAGGATCTCTTGCACTCCACTAAAAATTGTTATATAATTTCTTTACTATACATTAATTAATATTGGATACTGACGAGTATAGTCGACGACCTAGAGACAGTATTCACATAATCTAGGAGGATTATAAAATGGCAACAACACGATTCAGAGGGCCAGTTCTACAAGGCAAATTTAACGAAGGCAGTGTAACTGGATACAACCTAAATCAAAAAAATGCGAACTACTCAGTACTTATAGGTGACAGTGGACAATCGTTCACTTCAAATACAGGAGATCCTGTATTTACATTACCTGCAGTTGCAGCTAACGAAGGTTCAGTATTTACTTTTGTAAACACTGGTGCTGACGGAATGAACCAGATTCAAGTAACTGGTGCAGCTGGAGAGTACATCATCTATAAAGGTGTAGTAGCACAAATCACTTTAACAAACACTAAGGCTACTTCTAAAGTAGGTGACTATGTTAAGATTGGTGGAAATGCTGGCGGAACAGCTTGGACTGTTTTAGACATCCAAGGTACTTGGGCATAATTAATTAAATTATGAGCTCCTTAGGGAGCTCATTTAATTATAAGGAGAAAATAACATGGCAGGTGGTTCAACATTTACAAGTGATCAACAGGTAGCCCATAGAACAAGTGATGGGCAATTAGTTACTGGAAGAGCAAGAGTTACATATGTTCAGGCAGCAGGTGCTGCAGGTTCAGTAGTAAAATTGCACAATGGAACTGGAACGGGTGATCCGTTACTAGCAGAATTTAAATTCGATACAGATGGTTTATCAGTTTATGTTCCAGGTTCAGGTATTCTTTTTAAAGATGGTGTTCATTTGGATTTAACTAATACAGCTGGCGTTACTATAATATACACGTAAGGATACTAGATGGCGAATACTACTTCAGGAACTTATGTTTTTGAAAAAGGCTTCTCTATTTCTGATATTGTTGAAGAAGCTTATGAAAGAGTAGGGATGCGTGGAGTATCTGGGTACGAATTAAAAAGTGCTAAAAGATCTCTAAATATTCTTTTTCAAGAATGGGGAAACAGAGGGTTACATTACTGGGAAGTTGCACATAACTCAATTAGTTTTGAAAGCGGAAAAAATGTGTACACTCTTTATCGGTCAACAAGTGATGGAACTTCAGACGCAATGTTTAGTCCATTAGCTTCTGCAATGACTATTGGGCAGAATACAGTTGTCGTTGATTCTGTTGCAAATTTTCCAACTACTGGTACATTATTAATTGGTACAGAACAAATAACCTATACAGGAATTACAACAAATACTAATACATTTACTGGATGTACAAGAGGAGCAAATGGAACCACAGCAGCAACTCATTCAGCTGACGATAAGTGTTATGATAACGCTTCTTTTACTTATGGAGTTACAGATATTTTAGAAGCTTCTTTTAGAAACTCTTCGATTGTAGATTCTCCATTTACCAAAGTAGATCGATCAACTTATCAAGCATTTTCAAATAAAACTGCAACAGGACAACCTTCACAATATTTTGTAGAACGATTTATTGATAGGGTTACTATTACGGTTTATTTAACACCTGGAGCAAGCCAAGTAGGATCTTTTTTAAATTATTATTATGAAAGAAGAATACAAGACGCAGGAGTCTATAGTAATGATGCAGATGTACCATATAGATTTGTACCATGTATGGTTGCAGGGCTTGCATATTATTTATCTCAAAAAGTTAGACCAGAAACAACACAGGCTTTAAAATTATTGTATGAGGATGAATTAGCAAGAGCATTAGCTGAAGATGGTTCTCCTTCAAGTACTTTTATTAGTCCTAAAACTTATTACCCAGGTACTTAATGGCTGATCTATCAAAAGGAAAACACGCATTATTTATTTCAGACAGAAGTGGATTACAATTTCCATATACTGAAATGGTAAGAGAATGGAATGGTGCAAGAGTTCACACTTCAGAGTTTGAACCTAAGCAACCTCAATTACAACCTAAACCAGTTGGTGCAGATCCTCAAGCTTTACAAAATCCAAGACCTCCAAGACCTATTACTGCAGGATTAATTATGTTAAATACAAATCCTTTTACTACCGTTATTGCTGGAGGAGTAACTTATGTAAATGTTTATTCAGTTGATCACCAAAGAAAAACAGGAGATATGGTAAGATTTAGAGGACCTCCTGTAGTAACTTCTGCAGGTGCTGGTGGTCCAAATGAAGCAGATCAAAGAAACTTACAAGCTTTTATAACTATTCCTACATTTGACAATGTTAGTGATTTAAGTTCTGCAACAGGATTTAGTATTACTGTTGGTAAAAAAAATTCTAATGGAACTGTTACAACTTCTCCAGGTGATTTAACTTCGCCAGAAAATTATTTCTTTATTACAAGTACAAGTAATGCTACAACAGGAGGAATAGCTGGCGGTGGAAATGCTTGTTCAGTTGGACCCGTAACCTTAGAGGCAGTATAATATGGCATATGTTTTAGCAAATTTACAATCTGATATTAGAAGTTACACAGAAGTAGATGATTCTGTTTTAACAGATGCAATTTTAAAGACTATTATTCAAAATGCTGAAAATGAAATTTACAGAGAAGTAGATTCTGATGTTTCTAATTTTTATGCAACATCAAACACAGTAGCAGGGAATAAATTTATAACTATTCCTTCAGATTTAAGAATAATTAGATATGTAGAATTAACAGATTCAAGTGGAAAACAAGTTTTTTTAGATAAAAGAGATCCAAGTTTTATGGCTGAATATTATGACACTCCTGGAACAGCTTCAGGGTTTCCTAAATATTATGCTAGTTGGGATGAAAATTTTTGGTTAGTTGCTCCTACTCCCGATGCTGCATATGCTATAACATTAGCATATACAAGACAACCAGACAGTATTACAAGTACTACTCAACCAAGTGGTGCTCCTGCGGCGACGAATGGAACTTATGTGAGTAACAAATATCAAGATATGCTTTTGTACTGTTGTTTAAAAAACGCATATGGATACTTGAAAGGACCAGCAGATCTGATACAATACTACACAACAGCTTTTAGAACTGCAATGGCTTCATATGGCGTTGAACAACAAGGCCGAAGAAGAAGAGGCGAATATGACGATGGTGTTATTCGAACTCCAATTAAATCAGACTCACCATCAACTTATTAATAAGGAGAAAACAACATGGCAAATATAGTACCTTACTCATTTGGAGGAGCTCTTTTATCTGCACAACATGACTTTGCAACTGGAGGCCACACTTACAAGTTAGCTTTGTACACAACAAACCCATATACAGAAAGTAGCACTGTATTTGCAGGTGGTACAGGTAACGGTGAAGTAGATCCTGCTGGTAGTACAAACTATGTTGCAGGTGGAAACGTTCTTACAAGTCAAGCGGTAGCATCTTCTACATTGGTAGCAACAGTAGACTTTGCAAATGCAGTATGGGGAGCAGCAACAACAGGAGCTGCAACTTTTGGTGCTGCATTCGGAGCAATCTACAATACAAATACAGTAGATGGAACTGCAGACAGATTAGTGGTGGTATTAGATTTTGGTGGAACTAAAACAGCAACGGCTGGTGACTTTACAGTTGCCTTCCCTGATCCTACATCAGGTTCACCTGCTGGTACTGGTGCTATCATAAGTTTAAACGCTAACTAATAACAGGAGTAAAAATTTATGGCGTTAGTAATTAACGATAGAGTTAAGGAAACAAGTACTTCAACTGGTACAAGTCAAACAACTTGGACTTTAGCTGGAGCTGCTATGGGTTTTCAAACTTTTAATGCGGGAGTGGGAAGTGGAAACACAACTTACTATTGTATTTTTAATCAAGGAACTTCTCAGTGGGAAGTTGGTCTAGGTACTTTAAGCACTTCAACTAATTTACAAAGAACAACTATTCTTGATAACTCTGACAATAATACTTCAGCAATAGATTTTTCTACAGGAACTAAAGATGTTTTTTGTACATTGCCCGCAAGTAAGGCAGTTTACTTAGACGCCAGTGGAACAGTAGTACCTGATTTAGGTTATGCAAGTAAAGGATTTGCGACGGCAATGGCTATCGCATTATAATAGGAAAACAATATGGCACAAAACTTTAGAAGATTTGTTAAAAATGATGTCGGTACAGCAGCAGAAACTGTTTTTACAGCAGATTCATTTGATGCAGTTGTAGGCATCTCTTTAGCAAATGTACATACTGCTGCCATCAATGTAAGTGCTTATATCACTAGTGGAGGTAATGATCTTTATTTAATTAAAGATGCGCCTATACCTGTTGGATCATCGCTTCAAGTTTTAGACGGGGGCGCTAAGCTCGTTGTTGAAAACACAGATGTTCTAAAGGTCCAAAGTGATACGGCTTCTTCTCTTGATGCGTATGTTAGTTGTGTAGATTCGATTAGTACATAAGGATATTAACACATGGGATACATTGGATCAAAGCCGGCAGAGGCACCTTTAACTACATCTCAATTACAAGATGGATTAGTTACTTCTGCTAAATTAGCAAACGATGCTGTTGAAACAGCAAAAGTTAAAGATATTAATGTTACTAATGCAAAATTAGGCACAGACATATCAGCGGCTAAACTAACAGCAGGTACATTACCTGATGGAAGATTCCCGGCTGTTTTACCCGCTGTATCAGGAGCTAACTTAACAGGTATCACTGACCCATTACCCACGGTTTCCTCTCTTACACCTTCTACTATAGAGAACACACAAACAGCAATTGTAATAAGTGGAACAAATTTTAAAGATAGTTCAATTCCACCATATGTTGATGCTATCAATTCATCAACCGGAGCAATTATAACTGCTGATTCAGTAGCTTTTACAAGTTCGACTTCAATTACAGCAACCTTTACAATAGCGGTTGATGGTACTTATTTTTTAAGAATAGAAAACAATGACGGTTATGCAGCAAGAACTGGAACTGCTTTATTGACTGTTTCCGACGCACCAACTTGGACAACTTCTGCAGGAAATTTAGGAACAGTGGCAGCTACAGGATCCGTCAGCTTTACAGTTGCAGCGACAGGTGATACACCTATTACTTATGCAAAAACATCAGGAACTTTTCCTGGTGGAGTAGACATTGCTTCAGCTACTGGAGTTATTTCTGGTACAGAAAGTGGGTCTACGTCAACTACAGCGTACTCGTTTACGATTACGGCAACAGACGCGCAAGGGCAGACGTCTCCAAGAGCATTTGATATTATTATATCTCACGGCGCGACGGGAGGAGCACAATTTAACTAGAATATTATGACAACAATCACACCAACTACAGAACTCAAACGAACTATATCCTCAGCAGGAAGCCAAACTAAATGGGGTGCTTCTGCTTGGGTTAAATTAATGTATTCTAATAATAGTCAATCTCAACCAGTCTATTGTTCATCTAAATCAGATACTACTGCAAATTTAAGAGGAATATTTGTGACGTCTGATGATAAAATACAAGTAGCCTTTTATGATGGTAGTTATCAATTTCAAGTAGAAACAAATAGATTACTAAGAGATCAAGCCGCATTTTACCACCTATGCGTTGCATACGACTCAAGTCAAGTGTCCGCTGCAGACAGAATTAAGATATGGGTTAATGGAGTTTTAGAAACAAGTTTTTCTACTTCAAGTTATCCTGCACAAGATGCTACAAATAATTTTTTTGGAACAGATATTACTCAATTAATTGGTTCTTTAAGAGAGGGTTCAAGTATTTGTAATGCATGTGTTATATCACATATCCATGTTACAGATGGGTATTGTTATGATGCAAGTACTTATGGCGAAACAGATGCCACGACTGGTGCGTGGAAAATAAAGACAAATCCAACTGGTGTAACTTATGGAACTAATGGTTTCTTTTTATTAAAAAATAATGCATCACTTGTAGATCAATCTGGTCAAGGGAATGATTTTACTTTAGGTAGTGGGACACTTACAGCCACTGTCGACAATCCTAGTGACAATTTCTGCACGCTTAATCAGTTGTATCACGACGATAGTAGTGACTTTAGATATTCAAATGGAAACACTACTGCGTCATGTGTAGATACTGTTTGGGAAAGTAGTTTTGGAACATTAGGTTTTACAAAAGGCAAGTTCTACTGGGAAATGAAAATTGAAGCATTAAATGCTTCTAATGGTTATGCACAAGCTGGGGTTCAAGATATAGATAAACTATTTGCTGGTAGTGGTACTGGCATGGGATTTTCAGGAAACAATACTGCATATTTTACAGCTAATAATGACAGTGCAGGTTATGAAATAGATTATAGAGGTGGAAGTAATAATAATACTTTTAGTGGAGGTTCAAATATAGGTGATACAGGAATAGATTATTCTAACGGAGACGTGCTTGGTTTTGCGGTTGATATGGATAATAGAGCATTATATATGCACAAAAATGGAACTTATACCTCAGTAAGTAGCGTCGTAGGGGTACCAACATCAGGTGCATCTAAAACCGGTGCTGTTGACATACCAACAACTATTTCAACGTGTTCTCCTGGAGTTTCAATTTATGGTGCAAATGCCATAATGAATTTTAATTTTGGGAACGGAGTATTTAAAACAACAGCAGTAGCTGATGAAGGAACAAATGCATCAAATATAGGAAAATTTGAGTACGATGTTCCAACGGGATATACTGCGCTATCAACTAAGGGGTTAAATATATAATATGGCTTTCACAACGATCAATAAGAGTTCAAACTACATAAAAAATTTGACATATGCGGGGAACGGTTCAACAAACGCAATTACAGGAGTTGGCTTTCAACCGGATTTTGTTTGGGTAAAAGATAGAGAAGCTACATCAAATCATAATCTTTATAATAGTGCATCTGGAGTTGAAAAATATTTAGAATGTGATGCAGGTACAGAACAACAAACAGATTCAAATAGTTTAACAGCATTTGGAGTCGATGGATTTACATTAGGAAGTCATTCTGAATCTAATAATAGCGGTAATGGTTTTATAAGCTGGAACTGGAAAGGTGGAACAACAACAGGGATAGCAACTAATGGATCTACAAATACTACACCGTCATCTTATTCCTTTAATCAAACCGCCGGCTTTAGTTGTATAAACTATACGGGGAACGGTAGCACTCCTACAAAAATAGCTCATGGCTTAGGTGCAGTTCCAAGTTTTATAATTGTTAAAAGACTTACAACCCCAGACAATAACTGGATAGTTTACAATCCCGGTACTGGTTTAGGTAATACTAAATATTTAAAATTAGATACAACTGATAATGCTATTACTGCAGGTGGAGCAGCTTGGGAAAATACTGATCCCGATAGTGTTAATTTTACAGTAGGAGATCATGGTCAAAATAATGCAAGTGGTGAAACTTATGCTGCTTGGCTATTCGCTGAAAAAGCTGGCTATAGTAAATTTTCTACGTACATAGGTAATGCTAATGCAGATGGTCCTATGGTTTATACTGGTTTTGCTCCATCATGGGTTATGTTAAAAATGACTGATGGTTCAGCAGATGGTTGGTGGATTATAGATAATACAATTGGTAATATGTTACCTAATCCTAATACTAGAATGTTAGTAGCAAATACAACTGGAGCAGATAACACTAGTGTATCTCCTTTTATAGATTTTTATAGTAATGGTTTTAAAATAAGATCAACGTGGGCGGGTGTAAATCAAAGCACAAGTACTTATGCATATTTTGCATTTGGCCAGACCCTAGTTGGCACAAACGATACTCCAGGAGTAGCTTTATAACATGGCATATGTAGGACGAGGCGTAGATAAAATAAACAACATAGAGTTATTAGACAATATAACGTTTACTAACTCAGCGGGTCCTTATAATATAACTAAAAGTTCTGTTGCATTTGTACCGGTTTCTCCAGCGTCAGTTGTTCTTGCAATTGATGGTGTTGTTCAATCTCCTTCTTCTTATTCTTTTTCAGGATCTACGGTAACTTTTGATACGTCGATAGCTTCAACCTCTACGATGAATTTTATGTATCAAATTGGTGTAGGAATTATTACTACTCCTTCTGATAGTTCAGTTACTACGGCTAAAATTGCTGACAATGCAGTTACTTATCCTAAGATCCAAGACATTGTTACAGCTAATAGAGTTTTAGGAAGAGCTTCAGCAGGTGAAGTTCAAGAGGTTCAAGTATCTAACGATATGTTAGTTAACAATTCAATTACATTAAATGGTTCGCCAGTATCATTAGGTGGATCAGCAACTGTTCAAGCAACATTAAATTTTCCAACATTTACATCTGTTACACCTTCGGTAATTACTAACGCACAAACAGCAGTCGTAATTGCTGGCGGCAATTTTGTATCAATACCTTTTGTAGACGCTATTAATTCTTCTACAGGAGCTATTGTTACAGCAGATTCAGTTTCTTTTACAAGTGCAGCTTCTATTACGGCAACGTTTACATTGCCAGTAGATGGAACATATTATATAAGAATAGAGAATAATGATGGTTTATCTGTTAGATCAGGAACAGCAGATTTAACGGTTTCAGATGTTCCTGCATGGGTTACAGGATCGGGCTCATTAGGTTCATTTTCCGGTGGTGACAATATTGGAACTATAAATTTAACTGCTACTGATTCAGTTTCCATGGCTGTACACACTGGTGCTTTACCGGGTGGTATTACATTAAACAGTGCAGCAGGTACATCAACATTAACAGGAACAGAGTCTGGAGCAACACAGGATACGGAATACTCGTTTACAATTCGTGCCACTGATGCACAAGGCCAGACAGCTGATCGAGCGTTTACGATGACATTTACATTTGGAGCGTCTAACTCGATTCAGTTTAACTAGGAATTTATTATGGCAACAAGTTACTTAACAAAAACTTTTGGAAGTGCAGGAAGTCTAACAACTTGGACATTATCTTGTTGGGTTAAAAAAGTAGGCCTGGGTATTGAACAAAGAATATTTAGTTGTGATGATGATGCTTCAGGTAATAATGACCAATGGATGAAATTTGATGGTTCGGATATTCTTCAATTTTCACAGTATCAAAGTGGATATACTCAAAAAATAGAAACTAATAGAAAATTTAGGGACAATAATGGCTATTACCATATAGTTTTAGTATGGGATACAACAAATGCATCAGCAGGAGATAGAACTAGAATATATATTAATGGAGTTAGAGAAACTTCATTTAGTTCTGAAGTACAAGCATCTTCTTCTTTAGGTAGTTTAATAAATAATACTACATACCCATTTGAAATTGGTCGTAGAGGTTTAGATGGTTCGCAATATTTTCCTGGGAATTTATCTAATATAGCGTTTGTAGATGGTCAAGCATTAGCTCCAACAGAATTTGGTGAAACAGATTCGACGTCGGGAATTTGGAAGTTTAAAGCACCATCTGGTATTACATGGGGCACAAATGGTTTTTGGTTAAAAGGAGCAAACTCAGCTAATTTAGGTTTAGATAGTGCTAACTCAAATAATTTTACAACTGGAGGAGGAACACCGACTCAGTCGATCGATACACCTTCAAACGTCTTTCCTATTTTTAACGGTTTAGAATATTATGGATCTGATGGAGCAACACTAAGTAATGCAAATACAACATATGCAACTCCAAGTGCTGGTCATAGATATTTAAGAGCTAGCTTAGCTGCATCAACTGGAAAATTTTATTTTGAATGTAAGTTAGATACAGCTGCAGGTTCTGGTTTGGATGTTATTGGTATAACAGATCATGAAATGAATGATGGTACTGACGAATTATCACAAGATGCAGATTCTATTGCTTATGTTAGTGACGGTTCAGTTAGAAAAGATGGAAGTAATGTTGATTCAGGCGAATCAAGTTATACGTCCGGAGATATTATATCAGTGGCATTAGATATTACCAATTCAAAAATTTATTTTAGAAAAAATGATGGTGCTTGGCTTAATTCAGCAGATCCAGTTGCTGGGACAAATGGTTATAGTATTGATGCTGTAGATACAACAGCCTCTGGTTTTTATCATTTTGCAGCAGGAGACTGGGTTAATCCTGGTACAAATACATGGTCAGCTAATTTTGGTGTAGGGAAATTTGGAACTACAGCAGTATCTAGTGCTGGAACTTCAAGTACTGGTGATGATTCAGTTTGGGAATATGATTGCCCAACGGGATACTATGGAATGAATACAAAGAATTTAAATACTTATGGATAAGGAGATAAAATAATATGGCTTACGCAGCAATTTCAAAACCAAGTTCAAAGATGAACACCAAGCTCTACACAGGAACAGGTGCATCTAATGCTCTTACAGGGGTTGGTTTTCAACCTGATTTAGTTTGGAATAAAATTAGAAGCACAACTGGTAGTGGTAGAATAACAGATGCAGTTAGAGGTGTAACAAAAGAAATTTATCCTGATTTAACTGATGCAGAAGCCACACAGACAGAAGGAGTAACTGCTTTTGGAGCTGATGGTTTTACTGTTGGAACTAATGCAGGTTATAATACTAATGCTGCTACTTATGCAGGTTGGTGTTTTAAAGCAAACGGCGCAGGTTCAGCTAATACAGATGGTTCTACAAGTTGTACTGTTTCAGCAGATTCAAGCGCGGGTTTTTCAATTATTAAATTTGCCGGAACGGGTGGAAATCACACTATTGGACATGGTTTAGGAGCAGCTCCAGAAATGTTATGGTTTAGAAATTTATCACAAACCGCTAATTGGATTTGTTATCATAAAGATTTACAAAGTTCATCTGGAAAACAGATGTATTTAAATTTAAATAATGCACAAGGTAATGACACAAGTTATTTACAAAATACAGCACCTGATGCATCTATAATTACTTTAGGGGCTAATGCTGATAGTAATGGAAGTGGAAATAATATTGCGTGTTATGCTTTTAAATCTATTAAGGGTTACTCTAAAATAGGTAAATTTAATGGGAACGGAAACACTAATGGTGCTTTTGTATACACTGGTTTTAAACCAAGATTTGTAATAATTAAAGTTGGTTATGCTAGTGCAGGCACGGATTTTGCAAACCATTGGTTTATTTTTGATAGTCAATTAAATGGTTATAATGGTGAGAATGAATATTTAAAATGTGATACTAATGAAGCTATTTCTTCAGGAACTAACAGAATTGATATTTTATCTAATGGTTTTAAATGTAGAACTAGCAATGATGGAGTTAATAGTTCTTCAGGCGTTTACATGTATTATGCAGTAGCAGAAGAACCACTAGTAGCAAATGTAGGATCAAGTATACCGGCAACGGCAAGATAATTATGGCAAAAACAAAAATATTAAATGATGGTATAACAGCAACTACAATAGCTAATGATAAATTAGTTAACAGCAGTATTACTATTAATGGAAGTACAGTTTCTTTAGGTGGTTCAGTATCTGATATTGGAGTAGAAACTTTTCCAAATATTTCCTCTTTTACACCAACAGTTGTAACAAATGCTCAAACGAGTATTGCTATTACAGGAACTAATTTTACTTCTATTCCTCATGTTGAAGCAATTAATTCGACTGGAGCAATTGTGCCAGCTGATTCAATTACATGGAACTCAGCTACTTCTCTTACAGTATTATTTACATTACCGATTGATGGAGTTTATTATCTTAGAGTAGAAAACCCTAACGGATTGAGTATGAGAACAGCTAATGCAGATCTTACAGTTTCTGATAATCCTGTATGGGTTACAGCTTCAGGAACAGTAGGAACTTTTGCTGGAGGATCCGCAATTGGTACAATTACTTTAACTTGTACAGATGCAACTTCGTTTACATGTTCCCCTAATCCACCTACGGCAGGATTAACATTTACAAGTGGAACAGGAAGTTGTACACTAACAGGAACGCAGACTGCACACACAAGTGCGTCAACAGACAATTTTACAGTGGTTGCAACGGATGCAGAAGGCCAGCAGGCTACAAGATCTTTTTCAATAAGTTACTCATTCGGAGCTACTGGATCAGGAGGATTTAACTAATGGCTAGTACACACATATATAGAGACTGTGATGCAACAGCAGCTAGTGGTTATTCTAATAAATGGACTTGGAGCGGTTGGGTTAAAAAAAGCGCAAACGGTGTCGAACAAGGTATTTTTATGAATAAAAGAGATGATAATAATACCAATAGTAGATTTAAATTATTCTTTAAATCTGATGATAAACTTTCATGGGAATGTAAAGATAGTGGTGGTTCAGATGATAGCTCATTTGAAACTAATGCTTTGTTTAGAGATTTAAACGGCTGGTACAACATCTGCTTTATATACGACTCAGATAATAGTACAGCAACAGAACGAATTAAATGTTATGTTAATGGTTTAGATATAAGAACTGAATATGGTGGTTTTTCATCTGACAATCAGGCAAGCTCTGGTTTTGGAACATTATGGTCAAGTTTAGTAAATCATTATATTGGAGTAGTTTGTGATAATAGTGGTACTGATTATTGGTATAATGGATACATGTCTCATTGTCATTTAACTTATGGTTATAGATACGAAGCTTCTACATTTGGGGAGACCGATTCCACGACAGGACAATGGAAAATTCTAACGTCTCCTAGTGTAACTTATGGTTCACAAGGTTATTTTATGCTTAAAAATAATGGTTCACTTACAGACCAAGGGACTGAAGGTAATAATTTTACTTTAGGTAGTGGTACATTAACAAATATGGTAGACAACCCTTCTGACGTATACGCTACAATGAATAATTTAGATAATTATGAACAAGGTTCAACATTTACAATATGTAATACTAAACTTGAATGGAATACAAATAATAAAACAAATTATTCAACTTTTGCAATGAATAAAGGTAAGTTCTACTGGGAAATGAAATATGCTAATATTACAGGTGGTGCTGATGCTATGATAGGAATGTCATTAGCAGATACTAGACAACCTGACGATTATCCAGGGCATGATTCTACTGCTTGGTCTTATTATGCTTCTAATGGAAGTAAATATAATAGTGGTGGTTCTTCTTACGGAGACAGTTGGACAACTAACGATATTATTGGTGTAGCTTTTGATGCAGATACTAGAACACTTTGGTTTTCTAAAAATGGTGTTTGGCAAAACTCAGCAACGATTTCTGAAATAGCAGCGGGAACAACTACTAATGCAGCTTGGACAGGTATGGGTTCAGCAGGACAGTGGTTTATACCTTGTATGTCAGGATATGATGGAAACAAAGCAGAATTTAATTTTGGAAATGGTTATTTTTCAACGACACCTATTTCTGATGAAGGAACAAATGCAAGTGGCGTGGGCAAGTTTGAATACGATGTTCCAGATAATTTTACAGCGCTTAGTACGAAAGGATTAAATATATAATATGGCCTGGACAACAATAAATAAAAGCAGTTTACACATGAACCCTAAGCTCTACACAGGGAACGGTTCAACAAATGCAATTACTGGAGTTGGATTTCAACCTGATTTAACTTGGACAAAAAGAAGGGATAATACTGGAAACCATAGTTTATATGATTCTGTTAGAGGTGTAACAAAAAGAATAGAATCTGATACTTCTGATGCAGAAAACACAGTAGCAACATCACTTACAGCTTTTGATGTTGATGGATTTACATTAGGTTCAGGTGGAGATTCAAATGGAAATAGCGAAACTTATGTATCATGGAATTTTAAGGCAAATGGAGCAGGTTCAGCTAATACAGATGGTACTATAAATTCTACTGTTAGTGTTAATACTACAAGTGGTTTTAGTATTGTGAAGTATGTTGGAAACTCAACAGCAGGCGCAACTGTAGGTCATGGCTTAGGTGTTGTTCCACAATTAATATTATTTAAAAGATTAAATGCAAGTAATGTTTGGATTACAGGAGATATGGTAAATAGTTTTACAAAAATTATGTTCTTAGATACTACTGCAGCATCAACTACTGATAGTAATGCTTTCAATGATACTAATCCTACTTCAAGTGTTTTTACATTAGGGTCAGCTTTAGGCACTGGTACTAATTTTAGTGGAGACGATTACATAGCTTATTGCTTCGCCAATATCGATGGCTATCAACGAGTAGGAGAATATATTGGAAATGGAAATGCTGATGGAACATTTGTTTACACAGGATTTAAACCTGCTTTAGTTATTGCAAAAAGAACTAATGGTACTGCAAACTGGGTAATATTTGATAATAAAAGAAGTGGTTTTAATGTTGATAATGATGAAATGTCTGTAAATACTAGTGGAGGAGATAATGATGGTCAAACTTATCAATATGTAGATTTATTATCTAATGGTTTTAAATGGAGAGAAAGTAGTAATAATAAAAATGGTAATGGTGATACATACGTGTTCCTTGCCATAGGTCAAACCCAGGTCGGTACTAACGATACGCCCGCGACGGCAAGGTAAAACATGCTTTTAGGTTTTGATTCCTACTCAGCAACTCCTTTTTCTACTACAGGAGCAGATAACGGTGTAGTAGTTTCAGTTAGCGGAGTTCCAATATTATTCAAAGTTGGCAACGTCGATATAACTGCTAATTCTATATACCAAATAGCTAATGCTGATCCTCTTGCTTTAAAGACAGGAACTCCAATTATTACAGGAGTAGCTAATTTAACAGTTAATGGTAGTCCTCTTGCTGTAGGATCAGGGACTGTTATTGTTTCAGGAGACGCTGATATTGTAGCAACGTTAAACTCCTTGAAAATTAAGACAGGATCGGTTACAGTAACAGGAACATCAAACGTAACGCCTACAGGCTCACCAATTTTAGTTAAAACAGGGGTCGGTAGTGCAATAACATGGAGTAATATAGATCCAAACGCTACAGAAGTTTGGACACCTATAGTACCTTATTAATTATGGCATCAACATATTCATCAGATTTAAAACTAGAAATAATGACAACCGGCGAAAAAGCTGGTCAATGGGGAACAATTACAAATACTAACTTAAACATTTTAGCTCAATCTACGAGCGGTGTTCTAAGTAAAGCTATGGTTACAACTAGTCCATATGATACTTCATTACCTATTTCAGACGGATCAACTTCTGATGGTAAAAATTTATATATTAAACTTACAGGAACTTTAACCGCTAATAGCACCGTAACTATGGCTGCAGCAGGGGCGAGAGTTTTTATTATTGAGGACACAACAGACAGAACTACAAGTGAATTTACAATCAATGTATTGACAGCTAGCAGTGGAAGTCCCGTTCCTTTACCTGCAAAATCTACATGTATATTCTATTCAGATGGCACTAATACCTCTTTAGGTGGTATCATTAAAAAAGGATATATTAATATTAATTCTGCTACTACAACTGCTTACACAGCAGTAAATGGAGATCAAGTATTAGTATCTACAACTAGTAACACTGTGGCAATTACATTACCTGCGAGTCCTTCAACAGGCGACGAAGTGACAATTATGGATGTTTCTGCAACTGGAGGTTTTGCGTCTAACAATGTAACAGTAGCTAGAAATGGACAACCCATTCAAGGTGCTGCTTCTGATTTTACAATGTCAACTAACAATCAATGTCTAACTTTTATCTATACAGATGGGACAAAAGGTTGGCTATTAAAATCAACAAACGTATAGGAGCTAAATAATGGCTCTTACTACCATTAAGATTTTCCCTGGTGTCGATAAACAAGATACTAACGTAGGTGCTCAAGCACGTTGGGTTGATTCCGATAACGCTAGATTTAGATATGGTACACCTGAAAAAGTAGGTGGATGGTCTTCACTATTAACTGAAACTATAGTAGGTGCAGCAAGAAAGTTATTTGCTTTTGTAGATTTAGAAGGAAATAGATACACGGCTATTGGAACAGATAAATTTTTACTTATTTATTTTGAAGGTCAAATTTATGACATAACTCCTTGGAGAAGTGACGATTTTGGGGCTCAAATTACTTTTACATCTTCTACTTTAGCAACCGATAGTACGACAGCTAAGACATGTACGATAACTACGACAACTCCACATGGCCTAGAGATAGGTGATATTATTTATCTAGATAGTGTAACTCTTCCTGCTGGGACAGGCTTAACCAATGCTCAGTTTGAAGATAAACTTTTTCAAGTTTTATCTACTCCTTCTACAACTACTTTTACAATTAACTCTTCTAATCAAGCAAGTGCAGTAGTAAGCACTGGCGGTAGTATGACTGTAATGCCGTATCAAAGAATAGGACCTGTTGAACAAACATATGGATATGGATGGGGAATACCTCAATATGGCGGTACGGTGAGTTCAGGATCTCAAACAGGATGGGGAGTTGCAGCTGCAGCTTCGTCTGTTACTTTGGAACCTGGATTATGGTCATTTAGTAATTATGGACAGGTTTTAATTGCTACAGTTTTAAATGGAAAAACATTTACATGGGATACATCTATTGGATCCAGTACAGCATTCACAACACGTGCTTCAACAACTACTCCTAATTTTGTGACAGCTTTAGTATCTGGAACTAATTTAGGAAATCCTACAGCATCTAGAATGACTTTAATTTCACCTACTACTAGACACGTTATCCATTGTGGCACTGAAACTACAATTGGTGATGACAGTAGTCAAGACGACATGTTTATTAGATTCTCAGATCAAGAAGGTTTAAATGAATATAAAGCAACTGCAGTTAATACTGCTGGTTCTCAACGTTTGCAAGATGGAACTAAAATTATGGGAGCCATTAAAGGTAAAGAAAATATTTTAATTTGGACAGACAATGCTTTGTATACCATGAAATTTGTAGGTTCTCCTTTTACATTTGGTTTTGAACAAGTAGGAACTAACTGTGGTTTAATTGGACAGAATGCATGTTGTGAGATTGATGGTGTTGCTTATTGGATGTCCAACAATGGTTTTTTTGCATTTGATGGTACGGTTAATTCATTGCCTTGTGCTGTAGAAGATTATGTTTATGATGACTTTGATACTACTAAAGGTCAACAAGTTTGTGCTGGAATTAACAATCTATTTACAGAAGTTGTTTGGTATTATCCTACATCAGGATCAAGTTTTAATAATAGATATGTAGTATTTAATTACGGAGAGTCTGGTAAATTACCTATGGGTAATTGGTATACTGGAGTTAATACAAATGCAATTAGAACAACATGGTTAGATTCATTAGTATATCCTAAACCTTATGCAACAGCTTATAAAAGTTCTAATTCAGGAAGTTTTCCTGCGGTTATTGGAGAAACAGGACTAGGTTCATCTACGTTATTTCAACATGAAACAGGGACCGATCAAATTAATGCCGATGGTACAACTACAACATTAACTTCATTTATTGAGTCTTATGACTTTGCATTACAACAAGAAGAACCCGAGGTATTTTTAGCAATGCGAAGATTTGTTCCTAATTTTAAAGCTTTAACCGGAAATGCTAAAATAACCATTTCTGTTAAAAATTTTCCTTCTCAAACTAAGACAGTTAGTACATTAAGTCCCTTTACAGTGGATGCAAATACTACTAAAAAGGACACACGAGCTAGAGGAAGATATGCAAGTATAAAAGTAGAAAACGCCGGCGCAGGAGAGTCTTGGAGATTTGGGCCTTTCCAAGTTGACGTTCAACCAGACGGGAGAAGATAATGACAAAAAGACTAAACATTGAAAAAGCAATTAAGAAACCAGGTGCGTTAAGAAAATCGCTTGGAATTAAAAAAGGTGAAAAGATTCCTTTAAGTAAATTAAATAAAGCAGCTAAAGCAAAAGGTAAATTGGGTCAACGAGCTCGTTTTGCTAAAACTTTAAGAAAAATAAATAAAGCCTAATGACAAAATTAGTAGTTAGATTACCAGAACCTAAAAAAGAATACACTGAAGATAATCAAAGACAGATTAATAGAGCTTTAACTTCTGTTATAGAACAATTAAATTCTACGTTTTTAAAAGACATGAAGGAGGACCAAGAACGATTTACTTGGTTTGGATTAGGTTAATGGCTAATATATATAAAAATGATAAAGTAAGTTTAACTAATACTGACAATACAACTTTGTATACAGTACCATCAAACTCAAGAGCTATTGTAAAATCTTTATTAGTTGTAGAAGATAATGGTGGTGCAGCAGTTGTTAAAACAACATTAACTAATGAAGCAGGTACAGCATTTGTAATAGACAATGATATTAATTTAAGTGCTAATCAAAAGGAACAAGTTTTAAGTGAACCTTTAATTATGCAAGAAAGTGAAATATTAAAGGTACAAGCAACTAGTGGTAATGTAGATGTTATTGCATCTATACTAGAAATCAACAGAGAGGATAAATAATGTCGTTTATAGAACAAGAAATGAAAATAATACAAGAGGAAGTAAATGGTCAAAAAGTACCATTTGTTAGACCTGAAGTAGTAGTTACCTTAAAACATAAGCTAACAGGCAAAGAATATGGATCTGATGCTGAAGCTGAAGCCGATATTAAGGACCCTAATACGGAGACTCAGTCACACCACATTGAGCGAAGTGTGAGAATAAATGTTAAACTTCCTCCTTTAGGAACATCAACTAACTTGTAATAGGAGAAAAAGTAGTATAAATTATATGATCCAGGATAACATACCTGCCTATATTTTAATTACATAACAAATATGCCAATAACACGAGCGCAAATGAACAGACAATTATATGCAGGGGGTGGAATTATGACAGTTGCCCCAAGAGAAAAATTTGGACTAGGAAGTAGTCTTAAAAAATTTGTCAGAAAAATTATACCTAATGAAATTTCAAAAGTAGCTACAGTTGCAGCTCCGTTTGTAGCTCCATTTAATCCATTACTTGCTGCAGGAATGGCTGGTATTGGTGGTTTTGATCAACACGGAAGTATAAGTAAAGGTTTAAAATCTGGATTAATGACATACGGCGGTGGTCAAGCTGCTAGGTATCTGGGTGGTGCTGGATTTCAAGAAGGTATAAATCCTTTTTCTGGTTTTGATGGGGGCGTAGGAAGTTTATTTAGTTCCCCTATTGGTACAGATACAGGACTTAAACTAGGTCAATACAAAATGTTTGGTGGTTCACCAGAACTTAATACAGTAACAGGAGTAGATGCCTCTCCAATTCAAATGGCAAAAGATGCAAAAGCAGTTAATGTTAATGATGCTCTTTTAAAAAGCTCAGATTATATGGGTGGCACAACAAGCAGTGATTTAATAAATAAAGCAGTAAGCGGCAATATATCTAACACAGGATCTCTTGTTAATAGAAAAGTTGTAGAACAAAGTTTCTTTGAAACATTGAAATCTGGTAACATGGCCAATATAGGTCAGGCTACTATGGATCTAGGTGGTAAAGCACTTAAAGCAATATTTACTAATCCTATTACAAATGCAGCAGGAGAAGTAACAGGAACTACATTAGACAAAACTGCAATTCTTGCAGCACTTGTGGCCGTTCCAAGTTACTTGGAAGCAAAAGCTTTAGCTGATGAAGCAGGGCTCACGGACGAAGAATTTAATGAAGATTTATACAATGCAGAAAAAGCTTCTTACATGTCTAAATATCAAGAAGCACTACCTTATGAAAGTTTTGGTTTAAAAGATGGTGGAAGAATTAAGTATTCAGCAGGTAGTAATCCTAGAGTTACTCAACTATTAGAAATAAAAAGAGCATTAAAAGAAAAAGGTGAGGACACTTCTGATATTGATGCCGAGATATTTCAAATAACAGGGAGAGTATTAGAAGCATTTGGTACTGATAAAAATAATAGAGAAGGTATTGAAACCATTGATATTGGTATGGAAATGGAAGAAAAACCTGAAAATGATAAATTAGCTTTAGGTATGGACACCATTAGAGACTACGCTTTAGGAATGAATGATGGACAAGGTCCAATTACTAGAAAAGACTATATAGATATTTATATATTCATGGGGCATGACACAGGTACGGCAACCTCTTTAGGAACCAATGCCTATAAAGAAGGTGTTAGTAATGTAGAAGGTTTAAAAGATGGTGGAAGAATTAAAAGAAAATTTGGTTCTCCTGAAAAGGGAGAAGGTATTGAAACCATTGATATTGAAATGGAAAAAGAAGAAGTACCTGAAAACGAATTAATGGCAGGTATTACATTTAGCTCTGCAGAAAAATCTTATTTGTTTAGAAGACTAGCTGGTAATCAAGGATCAGACAGATCCTACACAATGCCTAAATTGTATAGAATTTTAAACAATCCAGGATCATATCCTGATGATGCAGCTATATTAAAAGAAATTGCTATTATGGGCCTTAACAAAAAAGATGGCGGCAGAATAGGATTTGAAAGTGGATATAGTCCAGGAGTAGTATCAGCAGCTTTGAAAGAATACAATAGTGTTTATGGAACAGATAGTTCCGGAGAAGAAATTCTTGTAAAAGATTTATATAGTGGAGGCTTTGAAGAATTTTTAGAAATATATACTGGAGCTGCCTATGACAAAAAAGCTAACGGTGGCAGAATAGGATTTGAAAGTGGTACTTCATGGATTACTAAAAAATCTGATTCAACAGGAATAGAAGATTTAATGATAGATGGAGAAAACGATCTTACAGAATGGATTAAGAGAAAAACAATTATAGAAGAAGAACCTGCTTCTAATTGGATTCAGAAAAAAATAAAAACAGTTGAAGATTCAGACAAAGAACCTACTTCCTGGATTAAGAAAAAAGAACCTGCTTCTAATTGGATTCAGAAAAAAATAAAAGAAGAACCTACTGGGTGGATTAAGAAAAAAGAAGAACCTGAGACATGGATTACTAAAAAATCACAACACAACAAATTAATAGAAAAATTAGATTCTTTCTATCAAGACAGTGAAGCTAGCGGTGGAAGATTGTTTCAAGACCTACAAACTACACATGGAATTTTATTAAGAGACTTACAAAATGGAACTAATAAAAGCGGTTTAAATACCGATAAAATTAAAGCAGAAGATCCTGTTGAAATGACAGCCACAATCTTACTAGGCACATTTTCTACTGGTGGTAAATCTATTGAAGAAAAAGCAAAAGGTGGTATCATGGGGATGGAAGTTCCTGTAAGAAAAAACCAGGGCGGTGTCAGTGAACTAGACTACAGAAATACCGGCGGCTTTGTACCAGTTGGCGTTAAAGAGAGAGCTGATGATGTTCCTGCAATGTTAAGCAAAAACGAATTTGTATTTACTGCAGATGCAGTAAGAAATGCTGGTAATGGCAATATTAATAAAGGTGCACAAAAAATGTATAACATGATGAAAAATTTAGAAAACGGAGGAACACTAGCATAATGGCAACTAACACTACAATCAATAGACCCGCTCCCTATTTAGAAGCAGCAGGAGAAACACTATTAGATCTAACTACCAAACTTACAGGAAAAGAAGTTGATACTTCCAAATTTGCACCAACAGTTGCAGGTCAAAATGTATTAACACAACAAGCACAACAACAAGCAGCAACACAAGCGGGACTTGGTACTTTAACTTTTGGATCAGAAGGTCAAGTTAGTGGTGTAGGTGCAGGTACAGGTGTTGCAGGTTATCAACCTTTTTTAGATCAAGCAGCAGCATATTCAGGACCACAAGGTTATCAAGGTTTTATGTCACCTTACCAACAAGACATTATAGATACTTCATTAGCAGAATTCGATAAACAAAAAGCAATACAACAAAATCAAATAGCTCAAAATGCAATTACAGCTGGAGCTTTTGGTGGAGCTAGACAAGGTGTACAAGAAGCAGAATTTGGAGCCCAGACTTTACAAGACAGAGCTTTATTACAAGCACAGATGTTAGGACAAGGATATGCACAAGCTAATCAATTAGCAAATCAAGGTTTTGAACAACAAAAAGGTTTAGCATCATTACAACCATCACTAGCACAAGCTAACATACAAGCACTAGGTGGAGCAGGTACTAGCGATCTTGGATATCAACAAGCACTATTAGATGCGTCTGCACAAGGTAATCAATTAAAAGCATACGAACCATATAACAGATTACAATTCTTAAGTTCTATAACTGGTGGATTATTGTCAGGGCAACCTCAAGCTTATATGACAACATCCCCTGCAACAGGAGGAACAGCCGGACCATTAAGCACGGCACTCGGAACAGCAGCTAGTGTATATGGTTTAGGAAGTTTATTTGGAAAATAATGTATAACGTATTTAAAAGACCCATGTTTAGAAAAGGTGGCAGTTCTAAAGGAACTGGTATCATGTCCCATGTAGAACCTAGAGTCCACGCTAACCAAGGTTTTTTTGGTAACAGCAAAATGTACAATTTTCCTTCTATACCTAATGATTTTTCAGGAGCCAGCGCCGCTATGGGAATGGGTGATGGCAGAGTTCCAATGATGAAAAGTTTCCCAATGGATGCAGCAGCTATGGGGGCAGATGTTAATTTTAAACCCGAAGGTCTTAGCGCTCCTCCTAAGTTTGATGTAAATGAAGAAATTAATACAACCGATGAGTATATAACAATAAACCATCCAAGGTTTGGAATTAAAAGAGTTAAAAACCCAAATTATAAAGTTCCTGGGGAATATAAAGAAGTTACTGTAAGAGGACAAAAATCCAAAAGATTTGTTCCATATGATAAAGAAACTATTGAAGCAATGAAAGTTTCTGAAACAGGAGACAACTATAAAGCAGAACGAGACATGCAAAATATAATATCCGAGTCAGAAAAAAATTTTGCTGCAGATAAAGCCAATAAAGAATTAATAGAATCAAAACAAAAAATTGAAGTAGGTGATAATGACGGCAAACTTACTTTAGATATTATGGAAGAAGTTGAAGGGGAAAAGAAAATTTTAAATAAATTATTAAAAAATGATAAATTTACTAGAGGGGAGAATGCGTTAATTATAGCCCAAGCTTTAAATACGCCTGGAGGCCTTAACGACAAAATTGCTGCTGCAACTGCAGCTGCATTACCGGTTGCAGTTAGAAGAAATAAAGAAGACAAAGCAGTTACTTTAGCAGCATACAAATATGCTAAAGATAAAGAAAAAACTTTAGAGGCAGCAAGAATAAAAGCTAATACTCCTACCTCTACTCAAAAAAATACAAATACGCTTATAGACAATTTATATAAATCCCACCAAAAAGAAGAAGGTAAAAATGCTATGACCAAAGAAGATTTTACTATTGAGTGGTATAAAGAAAACACTAAACCCGGCACTACTAAAGATATGAATCTTCGTGCTTTGGATGGTGCTAATAAAGCTATTACTAACGCTATTGTAGAGATTCAAGAAGCAAAAGTAGCTTTTGAAACCGAAAAAGCCCAAAAGAAACCTAAAGAAAATTTATTAAAAACTTATGAAAAAAATTACAAAGACGCTTTAGCCGCTATAGAAATGTGGAAAGCTAATCCTGAATGGGAAAACTCTCCATATAATAAAATGCTTATAAGTGTTATAGGCCAACAAGTTAAAGATGGTGGAAGAATAGGGTATGCGTTAGGTAGTGAACCAACTACAATGTCAGAAAATTTTACTGCAATAGGAACAACTCCTGCGGGAATAGAAGAAGTTAGTGCTACTGAAGTTGATACTACAGGTGGTGTAACTACAGAAAAACCTGTAATTAAATTAGATTATGCTACTTTAAGAAAAAGATTACCCCCTGAAATAAACGATCAAGTAGTCGCATTACTTGCAAGTAGTGAAAAGGCATTACAAGACTTTGCTTATATTACCACTCAAGCAGATGTAGATAGATTTAATGTAACGTATGGGGTTAATTTAGTTATACCTCCTCAAACACAAACAGCTTAGGAGGCTCTATGGCTCTTGATTGGGGCGACAACGAAAACGAAAATATAGAAGTTGCAAAAGGCGCTGAAGTAGGCTTTACCGATTATCTTACAGACGTTCCTGTTGGAGCTTACAAAGGTGTAAGTTCTTTAATTCAAGGTTTATTGCAATTAGGTGCAATGCCTATTGATTATCTTGCAGATACTAATCTTCTTAATGGGATTGAGAAAGCATTTGATACTATTACTCCTGACACAAAAACTATTGTTGGAGATGTTACTTCTATTTTAGTACAGTTTGGAATACCTTACGCTGGAGCTTTAAAGATAGCTGGAGGTATGAGCAAGCTTAAAGGTGTTTCTCAAATGGTACCTTTAGGAAGTATTACTACCAAAGCTGGAACTCCTTATAGATTTGGACAAGCAGCTGAATTGGCTAAACGAGCAGGATACTTTGGAACTGTTGGTGGTATTACCGACTTTGCGGTATCTACTCCAGAAAAATTACCAACCCTGTCTGATGTTACAGGGCTCACGGAACAAACAGATTTTGAAGGATTAGAAGGTAGAGATAGAGCTCTTGAAACTATAAAAGGTAAATTAAAATTTGGTGCTGAAGGTACGGTTATTGGGGGCGGAATAACTTTATTAGGACCAGGTTTAAGTGTGGGAGCTAAATACGGTTTAATACCTGCAGCTAAAGTTACGGGTAAAGTTTTAGGAACAGTTGGTAATGTAATTAATGCACCTATTGGTGGAGCAATTAATCGTCTTACGGGTAATATTGTTAAACCTGGTCAAACAAAAACTGTTGTAGATAGTATAGATCCAAAAACAGGGCAACCTATTATGAAAGAAGTAGCTGATGATGGGGTAAATATTTTAGGCAACGCTATTATTAAAGGTGGAGCTTTAGTGGATCAAGGGTTAAGTAAAATTGGAGCTAAGAAAATAGATCCTACTACAGGAAAATATGTAAATGTAGACTGGTTAGACACTCCTTTAAATCCAACTTGGTTAGATAATGTTAAGAAAAATTTTCAAAGAACAACTAATTTATTTAAAACTAACAGAGGACTTGCTCCTGAAGTTAGAGAGGCTCAAGTAAGACAAGCTTCAGCTATTGCTAAAGAAGAATCTACAATAAAAAGATTTTCTATGGAACTTCAAACTAAAGCCGAACAAGTAGCTGATAATTTTAAAATTGTATTTTTTAGAGATAAAGAATCAACTTTAAGACTAGATGCTTTAAATAATAAAATTATGGATATTATTAATATTCCTAGAAAATTTTATGTAAAAGATAAAAAAACAAAACAATTTACTGCAGTTAATGCTGGTAAAGAAAACGCTCTTAAATACAAAGAATTATTAAAAGATTTACCCAAAGAATTAAGAAAACCTGTGGTCAATTTTAAAAAAGTAGTAGATAAAGCGCAAGACAGATACTCTAGAGCAGTCTTGGGAAGTGAAAAAGAAATTGCAGAAAACATAGCTTTAGATTTTGGTATGTATATGAAACGTAACTTTGCATCTTTTCAAAACAAAGATTTTAAATTTAATCCTTTATTGGAAAAAGAAGTTGTTAATTTTTGGAAAGGTAGAATTAAAGACAATGCCGGAGTTATGGAGAACTTAACTAAAAAAGCTACAACTGAAATTGACGCTAATGTTAAAGCTGGTAAAATTTCTCAGGGAGAAAGAGCAGCTGCTCTTGAAAAAAAATTAGATGAGTTGGTAGAAGACAGCGCAAAAAGTGGTGTTTTAAATTTTAAAAAAGAAGTAATTAAATATAGACCGGGTAACTTAGAACAAACATTTAGACATGTAGGCGGTGCATTAGGTTTAGAAAAGAAAACCATTAGTGGTTCTTATCAAGTTGCTGATTTACCTGATGTTATAAGTAGATGGTTGTCTATTGAAGAAGGAAGAACGGTAGGAGAGTTAGCTAAAAAAGGAATTACTAAAGATCCAATCACTGGAAAGACTTTAACTAAAGATATGGTAACTAATAGAAATTCAGCTATGGCAGGATTAGATGTAGTTATGGCTCAAGCTAATCAAATTTATCAAAGAAGAGCTTTTGATAGTATATTAAAATCTGGTTTAAACACAGCAGACAATTTAACAGGACAAATTTACACTCGACAAAGATTAGATGAACTGGCTTTAACTAATCCCGGCAGTCAAGAAGTAAGAAACTTTGCTCAACTAAACGCCATTCCAGAGCAGGCCGTAGTTAAATTTGGAAGTGACATGGCGGAGTATGTAAGGAACAGTGATTTATTTGAAACTATAGGAAAACAATCTAAATATTTTGCACGAAATGAATTAATTAATGCTGTTGTAGGCGCAAAGGAAACTACCTCTAGTTTATATACTATTCCTATGTACAAACAATTAATGGCTTTAAAAGCCGCAGGTCAGGTATCTAAAACTATTTTATCTCCAATGACACAAATAAGAAACTTTACTACAGCTTCAATGTTTCCATTAGCTAGTGGTTTAATTGGGGGAAGAATAGGTTTTAAAGATGCATGGAGATTTACAGGAGAAGATATTTTTTATGGCGCTAAAACAGAAGCAGAAAAAATAGCTAGAATTGAAGATTATATTTATAGAGGTGTTGTTGATCAAAACATAAATGTTCAAGAAATGAAAAGAGTTTTACAATCAGCTAAAGATGGAGCAATGACTTTTAATAAAATGATGAACACTAAAATTATGCAAAAATTAACAGACATCTATCAAGGAGCTGATAACTATTGGAAAATATACGCAGATAATTTTTATCAAAGTGCTTTTGATACCGCTTGGGGAAGTGCTAAATCTATATCTAAAATGGTAGAAGATCCTGCGTACATGGCAAAAAATCCAAACTCAGGATTTAAAAATCAAGCTGAAGCAGATTTTTTTAAAAACATCGAAGACTGGTTTCAAACTGTAGCTCAGAAAAAATTTGAAAGAGTAGATAATATAAGTGGTCTAACTAAAACTCCTCTAGATGCAATGAAAGAAGCTTCTGCTTATTTAGTTACCAACACTATCCCTACTTATAGTAAAGTACCATTAATAGTAGAGAACATTAGAAACTTACCTTTAGGTAATTTTATAGCGTTTCCTGCAGAAATTTTAAGAACTTCAACTAACATTGTTGCTTTAGGCGCAAGAGAACTTACAAGTAAAAATCCTTTTATTAGACAAATGGGAATGAGAAGATTAGTGGGTGTATCTTCTGTGTTAGGTGGTCTAGGATATAGCGTTAAAAAAGGAGCTCAATGGATGACAGGAGTTGATAATGATACAATGGAAGCAGCTCAAAGATCCTATGTTCCATCATACCAAAGAAATTCTACCTTAATTCCTATTAGTTCAATTGGAGCAGATGGTAAATTTAAATATTATAATTTTTCTTATTCAAATCCATATGATGCTTTAGTGTCTTCTTCTAATGCAATTATTAGAGCATTTAACGATGGGACTCTAAGAGGTGATGGTATTTTTCAAATTATATCCGATGCTTTATTTGGAGGTTTAATTGGTGGAAAAGGCGAAGCTAAAGGAGCTATTCCTCAATTTATAGAACCATTTGTTACTGAGTCTATTGGTACTGAAAGAGTAACCGATGTTATTCCTATTGGTAGAGGAGGAAAAACAAGAGATGGTAAAGTTATTTATTACGAAAACGATACGTTAGACGACAAATTAGGAAAATCATTAGTCCATGTAATAGGAGGAGTAATGCCAGGAGCGGCTACTTCTGCTAAAAGAGTATGGGAAGGGGTAACTGGAACGTTTACAGATTATGGAACTCAAAGAGATGCAGCGGAAGAGTTAGTAGCATTGATGTCAGGAGTAAGGGTAGAAGAATTAAAACCTCTTTCAAGCATGCCTTTTATTTTAACTTCGTTCAATAAAGACGGCCAACAAATTAAAAGTAAATTTGCTAAAGTAGCTTATTCAGCGGCAGTTTCATCTGAAGCAAAACTGGCTGCTTTTGAAAAATATGTATTAGAGTCTTATGCTTCACAAAGTAAAATGTCTCAAACTCTTAGTGACGCAGAAACGTTAGGTATATCTAGATCTAAACTAAGAAAAACATTTGGTGGTAGATTAACTGAAACTTCAGGAAATGAACTATTAAAAGGAAGATTTAAACCACCAACTTTTAGTATCGGTGCCTTTGAGGCTACTCACAAAAGATTAAAAAATGAAGACCCAGGGGAAGCTGCCATTATTAAAGCAAGAGATAAAATAGTAATGGATATTTTTGAAGATATTCAAAAAGCAGTTAAAAAATATCCTTTAAATCAACCTATTGAAGATTTTGAAAATTTTATACAACAAATACTAAGCCCAGACGTTGAAGTAATTAGAGATGTATCATCAGAAAAAGTAGCCCCAGACACTACTCCTATTCAACAAACAGAAGCTAAACTGCCTGTAGACGTAAATATGGCTACTTCAGCAAATGCCGTGTTGCCTATTTTATCTCAAAACAATTCAACAAATCTTGCAACCTTATACGGGATAGATTATAATAGGATGAATACTGCGCAAAAAATTGAAGCATTTTATAAACCTTTTAGGACAGCTTAATGACATTTTATGAACTATATCAATATTATCTAAACAAAAACAAAGGTGGTGGTGAAGGTATTGAATCTATAACCGATAGTACTCAATACATTCCAATTCCACCACGTGAAGGTGGCGGAGGCAATGATTTTCAAGGTGGTGGTAAATTTGGAAATTTAAACTTAGATGACACTAAAACTTTTAACAAAGAAGTCTGGGAAGTAGGCGGTCCAGCTAATCAATATGGAAGTTGGGTAGATACAGACGTTACTGGATATTTAAATCCTAAAACAGGACACTATCAAACTTTTGAAGGTAAAAATATAAATCACTTAGGTATAGAAGTTCCAACTATTGCTGGCATGTTGTTTGATAAAAATTTTGGTCAAGGTCCTCAACCAGGTGATATTAAAGGATTGTTCACAGACGGAGTTCCTCAAAACTGGAAAGACAGTATATCCAACATAGGTAATCCTTTTAAAAAAAATACAGGTATTGCTAGTGCGTATGATTACAATATTATAGGGGATTCAAGTGTAGACTCAGAAGAAAATCAACCTGGTGATGGAGGTAATATAATTACAAACACAGATCAAAGTGGGACAGGTGATGGTGATGGTGGTAGTGGCAACAATAAATTTGCAGGCGATTCAGGAAATAAAGCAGGAACAACAGGATCATGGAGTCCGGGAGGTACATACACATCTTCTAATACTTCTAATAAAAGAAGACATCATGCATTAGCGGAGGGTGGTAGAGTTAAATATGAATATGGGGCCACTAAAAAAGTTGCTCTGATTAGAATGCTTTTTAATGAAGCAGGTGGAGAAGAAGGGACTGGAAAGTCATTTGAAAAATTTATGGCAGATGTATTGTTTGAAGGAGACTATTTAGATTAAAGGATAATATTATGGCTAAAGACAACGCATTACAAAGAATAGATTCCCATGAAAAATTATGCAGAATAATGCAAAAACAAACACACGACAAAATTCATAAATTAGAAAAACAAATTAATCGAGTAGAAAGTATCTTGTTAGTATCTACAGGTGCTTTAATTACTGGAATGGCTTACGTTATTTTTACACTTATCATACGATGAAAAATAGCTTGCTCGTACATAAGCACCTCATTGTACGTGCTGAAGCCATCCGACCTCCTGTTGATGAAGAACAACTTAAAGAATGGATGTTAGATTTTATTGCTTCCATTAATATGAAGGTAATGATGGGTCCATATGTTAAGTATTGTAATATGGAAGGCAACCGAGGTATTACAGCTATAGCTGTAATAGAAACTTCGCATATAGTAATGCATGTATGGGATGAACCTAATCCAGCGTTGATGCAATTTGATGTGTATTCATGCGGTGATTTTAATCACACAGATATTTGTAAAAAAATTATGGATGATTTTGATATTCATAAAATAGAATATAAATATTTAAATCGAGAGACTGGTTTACAAGACATTTAACGGCACATACATCCCATCATATTACCGCTACCATCATTCATTATGTGTAGATTGAGAGTATCCACATAGCCAGTTAATTTTAATCTAAGTATGTCACATAAATCAAAACAATTTATCTCATCAAATAATTCTATACCCTCTAACATTTGTTTTGTTACAGGTATCAACTGGTACAAACCATCATTTAAAATTATTAAATCCATTCTTTAAAATCTTCAGCCATTATTTCATTGGCTATGTTCATTTTTTTTCTTAAAGCTTCTACAATTTTTTCATCAACTGTTTTTTCTGCTATAATATCTATGTAAGTCATTTTTCTTTTTTGCCCTGCCCTATTTATTCTAGCCTCTGATTGTGTTCTTTTCTCTAGATCATACCCATTAGAATAATAAATCATTGTATTTGCTTCAGTTAAAGTAATTCCATACCCACCTGTTTGAGGTGTGCCTATCAAAAACCTAACAGGACTATCGGGATCTTGTATTTTTTTAATATTATTTTGCCTTTCATCTGGGGGAGTATCTCCGTAATAAGTAACATAAGAATCTTTACCATATTCTTTTTCTACTGTTTCAATTATTGATTTAATATCTTGTCTCCAATGGGCCCAGATAACTGCTTTATTTTCTACTTCTTTTAATATTTCTACAAGAGCAGTAACTCTTTCGTTTTTAATAGGTTTTATAGTCTTATCATCAGCTGTAAAATGTCCACACGTTATTTGATGAAGTCGCATTAATTGAACTAATGCTGTAGCAGTAGTCATCATTTTTCCATCCATAGATGCTAAAGCTATTCGTTTCATTTGGTCATAAACTTTCCTTTGTTCAGGCGTAAGACTAATAATTCTTTTCATGTAAGTATATTCAGGTAAATCTAAACAGTCCTCTTTTAATACACGATAAGAAAACCTATCTAATTTTTCTGATAATTCTCCTAGGTTTTTATATCCCACTACAATTTGAACCGATCTGCCTCCAAAGTTAGCTGATTTCATAATAGCGTACCTAGTTCTAAATGCATAATAAGAACTAAAGTCTAATAATTCTTCTTGTAAGAATTCACATTGTTTATACAAATCTAATGGTGATTTAGTCACAGGAGATCCTGTTAATATTCTTCTATACTTAGCATGTTTTCCAAGAGCCACAATTGCCTTAGTTCGTTTAGCTTCTGGATTTTTAATAGTCGTACTTTCATCAATTGCCATTAAAGTATTGTGACAATTTAAAAATTTAGCAGCAAACTCTAAACCTTTTTTAGTAGAGAAAGCTTCTACATTCATTATTAAAACATGTAGTTTTTCAGTAGTTTGAAATAATATGTTTAATTGATTTTGTTGTTTTTGATTAATTAAGGCGCGCCATAATACCATATCTTTTTCTACATGAGTAGCCATATGTTGTGGTATTTCTATATCAAACCAGTTTTGATATACACCTTTTGGTGCTATAATAAGTGCCCCATTTATTTTACCTTTATCATAAAGCATAGAAATATTATCTATTAATACTTTAGATTTACCTGTACCCATTTCCATAAAGTATGCATAGCATTCTTTATTCCATGATTTTTCTAACGCAGTTATTTGATGTGCGTATGGCTTTGTTTTAAATTTATAATTCATATCTATCTTGTTTTTCTTTCTATTGACTATTATATAATATTAATATATTAAAAGTCAATTAGAAAGTTATGAAAAATAAAGTTTATGTAATTCAAGAACTTCCAGGTACTACTAAAGGTGAACCTAAATTTAATATTATGGGTGTTCAGAAATATGGCGATATTGTCACATTGTTGCCTGAATTTTCCCAAATTATTCTGTCACCAGGTCCATTAGTGTTTAAATTAAGAAAATTATTAAAAAATTACACGCCAGACGATTATTTATTATTAACAGGAGATCCAGCAATTATAGGAGTGGCGTGCTCAATTGTCGCAGATCTAACAAATGGTAAGTATAACTTATTAAAATGGGATAGACAGGAGAAAACTTATTACCCTATAGAAATAAATTTATATGAAAGAGGGGATATTGATGCTTGACAAAACAATATTATAGATTATATAGGATATTATGAAAGGTAAAAAAGAAAAAAAGGTAAAAACTATGTCAATTAACTTTGAAGAAGATAAACAACAATCAATAAATAAAACAGATGACGCACATTTGTTATCTGCTCAGGTAACTAAACTACAAGGTTTAGAAGATGAGTTAGCATCAAAGGAAACTGAACTAAAGAAATTAAAAAAGAATATAGAATTAATTTCTGGTGAAGTCATTCCTACTATGATGCAAGAGATGAATATCTCTACATTAAAATTAGCAGATGGTTCCGCAGTTGAAGTGAAACCAATCTACGGTGCTTCTATTTCTATAGACAAGAAAGAAGAAGCATTTAACTGGCTTCGTACAAACGGCTTAGGTGATCTTATTAAAAATGAGGTCATCGTTTCCTTTGGTCGTAACGAAGACGCAAAGGCAGCAGAATATGCTGTACTAGCGCAAGGTAAAGGATATCAACCTATCCAGAAATTAAAGGTTGAACCTATGACTCTTAAAGCTTTAGTTCGTGAGCGTATCGAATCTGGAAAAGATATGCCCACGGAACTATTTAACGTGTTCTCAGGAAACAGAACCAAAATAACGAGGAAATAACCATGACTCAAGAAAAAAGAAACACGGACAATGGCGCAAAAAAACAATCTGCAGTAGCTGAAAAAGCTACTGCTGGTGCTTTGTCTACAAGCCTCTTTGAGGCTGACGCAGATAAGGGACTAAGTAATGTAGGTCACGACGACCTTGCATTACCTTTCCTTAAAATCCTAGGACAATTATCTCCTGAAGTAAATAAGAGAGACGGTAAATACGTAGAAGGTGCAGAGCCTGGTATGATTTACAACTCTGTTACAGGGGAGTTGTTTGATGGAGTAAAAGGTGTGGATGTTATACCTTGTCACTATAAGTTAGAATACATAGAGTGGCAAGATAGAGGAGAAGGATCTGGAGCGCCTGTGGCGATCCACTCTTCTTCAAGTGACATCATGTCTAAAACACAAAGAGACCCAAGTTTTAAAGATAGATTACCTAATGGTAATTATATTGAGAGAACTGCAAGTCACTTTGTAATAGTAAATGGCTCAAGTCCATCTACCGCTTTAATTGCTATGAAATCGACACAATTAAAGGTTAGTAGAAAGTGGAACAGTATGATGGCCAGTATACATTTAAAAGGTAAGAATGGATTATATACTCCAGCTTCTTTTAGCCACGTATACAAGCTAAAAACTGTTCAGCAGTCTAATGATAAAGGTACTTGGTTTGGCTGGGAGATTAGTAAAGTTGGTCCAGTGCAGGATGCTGCAGTGTACAAACAATCTAAATCTTTTTCTGAGAGTGTCTCTAAAGGAGACGTTCAAGTCAAGCACGGTGATACCGTTGCTGGGGCTACAGAGAAAGCTGGCGCACACTTTTAGTTTTCTTTTGGGGGCGAGCAATCGCCCCCATTTTAATAACATGGGTTACAATGGAAGAATTTATAAAGATATTTAATGGGTTGGAAAGAAATTACGGATATATTAAGGATATATCTAGCGCTAAGAATAACGAAGAAGGTAAACTAAAAACAGTTTATACGTGGGCTAAAACAGAAATAACTAATCAAGATTACATTAATCATTTAAACGGAGTTAAATCTATAGGAATACAACCTTGTGATGATGAAGGTATGGCAAGTTTTGGAGCCATAGATATAGATGACAAAGAACATAGTTACAAAAATTTTCCTTATCAAAAATATTTAGAAATAATTGCTAAACACAAACTACCTATAGTTCCAGTTAAATCAAAAAGTGGTGGGCTTCATTTATATATTTTCTTTTCAGAAAAAGTAAAAGCTACTTTTGTTAGAGATTGTTTAGAAAACTTTTTATATTGTTTAGATCTTAAACCTGGAATAGAAATTTATCCTAAACAAACAGAACTTGGAAAAGATTCCTCAGGTAAATTAATAGATGGTCAATTTATTAATCTCCCTTATTTCAATAAAACCGACAGAGTTGCATTAAATTTAGACGGCACAGAATTTTCATTTGAACAATTTATAGAAGTAGTAAAAGCCAATACATTTACTCAAAAACAATTTGAAGAGTTTTCACTAGCCCATGTGAAAAATCTGCTACAGGGAGGTGCCGAAGATTTAATTGATGGACCTCCTTGTCTGCAGATCTTGACACAAAATAAATTAAAAGATGGTAGAGACAGGGTTCTATATAACTATATGGTCTTTGCTAAAAAGAAATATAAAGATAATTGGGAAAAGAAGGTTTTAGAGTTTGCAAGAACTAACTTTATTTATGACAATGATTGGGGCGATAAGAAAGTAGAATTTAAAATTAAAGCATGGGATAAAGAAACTACCAAAGGACATACGTGCACAGAGGATCCAATCCACGCAGTATGTTTAAAAGCTGAATGTAGAAAAAGAGCCTTTGGTTATTTATCTGATAAACAAGTACACTACCCTGTATTATCTGGTTTAGTAAAAATAGCTTATCCTGAACCAGAGTATACATTTAATGTGGTTTTACCTGATGGAGAAACTACCAAACAAGTTAGAGCCAAGAATATAAAACAAATTATTAATCAAGATGAGATTAGAGGAATTATAGGAAACGCAGCTGGATTTGTTCCAGCTAAAATTAAAGCAGATAAGTTTCAAGAAGTATTGGATAGTTTATTCCCACCAAAAGAAGTTACTACTCCAGCAAAAGGTACAACTCCAGAAGAATTATTAGAAGAACATTTAATTGAATATGTAAATGGTCCACAGGCTACAACTTATGCAGCTTTTAGAACAGGAGCAACTCTTGTTGAAGAAGATAAAATGTTTTTTAAATACAAAAACTTTTTTGATAGTTTAAGAAATAAGGATTGGAAAGAAAACAAATCTAAAACTGGTGAAATGATGATGAGATTATTTAGTGCAAAATTTGGAATTAACAAAAGATTCCCTAAGAAAGACGGTGAAGAAAGTTCTCATCCATCTGTAGAAGTAGTAGAAATAACAATTGATAATTACATTGAAGGAAATATTCCTACTGAAAAAGTTCCATTTAAAAATACAAAGGAAATTTTTTAATGATTAAAAAAATATTGGGACCTCCAGGCACAGGAAAAACAAGAACCTTATTAGACTATGTAGATGAATATGTTAAAAGAGGTATATCATTAAATGAAATAGGATACTTTGCATTTACAAAAAAAGCAGCCAATGAAGCAAAACAAAGAATGTTAGAAAGACATCCTGAATTAGAGAAAAAAGATTTAAAATATTTTCAAACTTTACATTCATTAGCTTTTCATACACTAGGATTAAGTGAAGAAAGAGTAATGCAACCAGAACATTATGAACAAATAGGAAGTGATTTAAATATAAGAGTCAACTACTATAGGGAAGGAGAAGAAATTTGTTATTTAGATTGTGACAACGAATACTTTAAGCTTATTAATAAAGCTAGAGTAAAAGGTTATTCTATTGAAAAAGAGTTTAATACTAATGAATGGAGTAGGAATATAGACTTTCCAGTTCTAAATCATATCTATCAATATTATTTAGATTTTAAACATGGAAGTAATTTAGTTGATTACACTGATATGTTGGAACTTTTAATAGACAACGCACCGAGCATACCACAGTTTAAGGCTATTTTTATAGATGAAGCTCAGGATTTAGCTCCTATTCAATGGAAGGTTTATGATACTTTATTAGACTGTAGTGATGATATGTATTTAGCTGGCGATGATGATCAAGCTATTTTTGCTTGGGCTGGTGCAGATGTAGATAGGTTTATTACTGAACCGGCAAAAGAAATTGTATTAGATCAATCAGAAAGAATACCCCAAAGAGTGCAAGAGATATCTAATGTCATTATGAATAGGATACAGGGTTTAAGAAAAGAAAAAATTTATCATCCAAAATTTGATAAACAAACCAAAAAAATAATTGAAGGCCACACAGAGCCCATTTATTCTTTAGATAATTTAAACTTACAACAGGGCAACTGGTTAATATTGGCACGAACTACTTACAGAGTAAGTGAGATATGTAAACAATTAAAACAATCTAATCTTTATTATAATCACTATAGGTTTGGGAAAAGTTTTGACACTAAGTTATTTAGAACGATTCTAAACTGGACTAGTTTAGCAAAAGGTAAATCAATAAATAGAGCCGACTGTAAGGATATTTTTGATTATTTAAATATAGAATTTAATGAAAACCTAGGTTCTGAAGTAACTATAAAAGATTTAAATTTTAAAACCGGATTACCTTGGTACGAAGTATTTACTAACGCTGACCAATCAGAATGTTTTTATATTAGAAACATGTTAGCGATGGACGAAAAATTATCACAAGATGCGAGAATACAGGTCTCAACAATTCATGCAGCCAAAGGTGGTGAATGTGAGAATGTGGTCTTAGTTTTAGATAATACAAAAAAGATCAGGGATTCTATCACAACTAGTTTATTTAAGCAAGATGAAGAACATCGAGTTTGGTATGTAGGTGTGACTAGATCAGCCCAAAATCTTTATATATTAAAACCAAAAAAAGAAAGGAATGGATACAACCTATGACAGATCAAAATATGTTTAAAGATGTGTTTCCTCAAAGCAGACAAGTCGGAGGATCTCATTATAAAAATTTTCATATTCAACCCTACGAGTTTATTTCAAAAAATAATCTTTCGTTTTTTCAAGGGTGTGTAGTGAAATATGTCTGTAGATATTTACATAAAAGTGGTGTAGAAGATCTACAAAAGATAATTCATTATTGTGAATTAGAAATTTTAAAATTAAAAGACACTAAAAAGAAAAAGTAAATTATGATTATACCAAAGTTTGAAACCCAAAAGGAATGGGTAGAGCCTAAAGAATTTCCTGACTTACGACAATGTGATGAAATAGCAATAGACTTAGAAACTAGAGATCCAGATTTAAGAACTAAAGGATCGGGTTCTGTAATAGGTAATGGAGAAGTAATTGGTATTGCTGTAGCTGTACCAGGCAAAGCTTTTTATTTTCCAATTGCTCATGGCTCAGGGCCAAACATGGAACGTAAAAAAGTTTTAAAATGGTTTGAAGATATTATGGCAAGTCCCTCTACAAAAATATTTCACAATGCAATGTATGACGTATGTTGGATAAGAAATTTAGGTATAAAAATCAATGGTTTAGTGGTTGATACAATGATTGCAGCATCGTTAGTAGATGAAAATAGATTTAGATATGATCTCAATACTTTGTCTTGGGATTATTTAGGACATGGTAAAAATGAAAGTGCATTAAACGAAGCAGCTAAGTCTAGAGGTTTAGATCCTAAAGCAGATATGTGGCAACTACCAGCATTAGAAGTTGGATTGTATGCAGAGAAAGATGCACAACTTACATTAGAACTATGGCAAGTTTTTAAAAGAGAAATAGTTCAACAAGATATAGAAGATATTTTTAATTTAGAAACAGATTTGTTTCCATGTTTAGTTGATATGAAATTTAAAGGAGTTCGCGTTGACGTTGAAAAAGCGAATCAAACCAAGATCCATTTAGCAACAAAGGAAGAACAATTATTATTAGATATTAAAAAAGAAACTGGAATACAACCTCAGATATGGGCTGCTAGAAATATTGCAGAAATATTTGATAAGTTAAATTTAGATTATGAAAGAACTGAAAAAACTCAAGCACCAAGTTTTACTAAAAATTTTTTGCAAGAACATAAACATCCTTTAGTACAAAAGATTGCTCAAGCAAGAGAGATTAATAAAGCACATACAACTTTTATTGATACAATTATTAGGTATGAACACAAAGGAAGAATCCATGCAGACATAAATCAAATTAGATCAGATAATGGCGGAACTGTGACAGGAAGATTCTCATACTCAAATCCAAATTTACAACAACTTCCAGCTAGAAACAAAGACCTTGGACCTCTAATAAGGTCCTTATTCTTGCCTGAGGAAGGCCATACATGGGGTTGTTTTGACTATTCTCAACAAGAGCCTAGGTTGGTAGTGCATTATGCCTCTTTGCATCAATTTCCGTCTGTTTATGAAGTAGTGGAAGCTTATCAAGATGATGTAAGCACAGACTTTCACCGGACAGTAGCAGACATGGCTAAGATACCTAGGTCCCAAGCTAAAACAATTAACTTAGGATTGTTCTATGGGATGGGTAAAACAAAATTACAAGCAGAACTTGGTGTAACTAAAGAACGTGCTAAAGAATTATTTGATCAATACCATGCTCAAGTGCCGTTTGTTAAACAACTCATGAACAGTGCATCTAACAGAGCACAAGAACGAGGACAGATTAGAACTTTACTAGGTCGTCTGTGTAGGTTTCATTTATGGGAACCAAATAGTTTTGGAATGCATAAAGCATTGAGTCATGAAGATGCACTCAGAGAACACGGACCAGGGATTAAAAGAGCGTACACATACAAAGCTTTGAATAAATTAATTCAAGGTAGCGCTGCTGACATGACAAAAAAATGTATGTTAGATCTTTACAAGGAAGGTATATTGGCTCATATACAAATACATGATGAATTAGATATATCTGTTGAAAGCCCAGAACACGCTAAAAAAATAGTTGAGATTATGGAAAATGCTGTTACACTGGCTGTCCCAAATAAAGTAGATTATGAATCAGGAAACACATGGGGAGATATCTACGATTAAAGGAGATAAATGGAAAACATTAAAGTAAAATGCCAGAAGATCTGGCTAGATCATAAACACTGTATCATTAGTGCTGTAGTAGGTGTAATAGTCGGCGCAATACTATTCTAAACTACAAAAATTAATCACATAACCGGAGAGTATAATGTTAAGAATGAAACACATTATTGCTAAAATAAAATCTATTAAAGAAAAAATTAAAAGTTGGTTTAGCAATAGAAAAGTTAAGTAAATGAATTTAGTAGATCTGTTAAAGAAAAACATAGTAATGGTACCTATTGTTGCATCACTAGTTGTTGGAACATTTACAGGGGTCCGTTACATAGTTAATCTTACAGATACTATTGATTCAAATAATTTAGAAATTACAAATCTTCAAAGAGATTTAGACCAAGCAGAAAAAAATATTACAGATATCAATACAAGGCTATCATCAGCTGAAGCAACATGGCAGATGGCAGAAAATCTGTATAGACAATTAGCAGACCAAGTCAGAGAACACGACTATGATATTAAGGATTTAAATAGGTAGTTATGCATGGAGGAAGCCAGGATGAATTATTATTTTACAGGAATGTTAATATTATTAATGGTATTGTTAGCTTTGTTTGGAGGACCTAATGCATGGGGAAGGAATGAGTACCTTAATGATTACCCTAACAGCTGTTCTACTGGGTCATTTGACGTACGTGTATCTCAAGAGGACCGCGATGGCTCCTATCGACATTCTTCTCCTAGTAATAATTATAATGACTATGATGATAATAGGAGGATTGAGTTTACTTACCGGAAATATTTAGGTTCAGCCTGTACTGATGAATTTAAAGAAGTACAGCAAGAAAACATGCATTTAAAACAGCAATTAGAATTAATGAAAATGTGTGGAAAAGTTAATAATAACCCTACATTACAGCGTAACCCTAGCTTTGCATTGCTAGTAGCTAAATGTTCTGGTATAATAATACCCGAAAACAAAAAACCTGAAGGTAGTCATTGGGATGATCTCAAGGATGATTATAAAAAAGAAAATCCAGATATCAAACTAATGGGAGATAGTAAGTTATTAATGCCTAAAGATATTAATGACGAAAACATTATCTTACCATTACCTAAACCTATTGATGATGAAGCTGAATGGAATGCAATTGAATAACAATGATAGATAAAATTTTATTAAAATTTTTTGGTTCTTTAGACGTATTGTCCTCATTTATTGATAAACTTACGGCTCCTAGATGTAAATGCGGAAAGAAAAAAAAGAAAAATGCCTAGACCAGTACGCAAATGGATAGTAAGATTAAGAATGTGGTATGCAGATATAAGAGGACACCACGGTAAAAGATGGAACTATGAACCATCTAAACATTACATGAAAAAAAATGGCAAATAAACCTTTAAACATAAGCGAAGAAGCACGTGTACAAATGCCGATGAAAACGGTTGCCTCGTTGATCTGTATGGTCGCGATTGGAACCTGGGCATATTTTGGTATTAATGAGAAGCTCAACCAGCACAGCACAAAATTAGAGTTATTTGAAAAAGATTTGCAACAAAACTCAGAGTTTAGAATCAAGTACCCACGTGGAGAACTTGGTCAATCTTCCGGGGAGGCCGAACTTTTCATGCTGGTGGAACATATCGCAGGAATTTTAGAGGACGTAGAAGAGGAGATGAAGGGTATGAGAAATAATAAAATTAATATAGATTTTTTAAAAGAACAAGTATCTAAATTACAGGTAGATGTTGAAAAATTAATTAGAAACGGATCAGGAGCACACTAATGGTTGAGATTGTATTTGCACTTTTACTCCTACAGGACCATAAAATTATAGAGCATCGTTATCACGATAGCTTACAAAATTGTTTAAAAGCTAAGCGTTATGCGATGAAGGACAAAAGCACTAAAGATAGAGTAGTCTATAAATGCATAAAATCTAAGGCAAACGTAGAAGTATACATGGGAGAGAAGAAAATTCTTTCTTTAATCCTTGAATAAAAAATCTAATAAAATGGCCAAATTATTAAGAGATAGACGTTATAAACAGCGTATCATTAAATCTAAAAAACTATATAATAGAAAAAAGGGAGAAAAAAAATATGCAACTGAGTAAACACTTCAAACTTGAAGAGATGACTAAGTCAATGACCGCGACGCGAAAAGGGATAGACAATAGTCCAGGAGCCGGGGACATTAAAAATTTAGAAAACGTGTGTTATGAAATACTAGAACCTGTTCGAGCACACTTTGATAAACCAATTACAATAACATCGGGCTACAGGTCTGAGGCGCTGTGTGAAGCGATCGGCAGCAAAAAGACTTCGCAGCATGCCCGTGGGCAAGCCGTCGACTTCGAAATTGCAAACGTACCAAATATTAAGACAGCTTACTGGATCTCAAACAACTGTGACTTCGATCAATTGATCCTCGAGTTCTACAAAAAAGATGATCCCGCAGGTGGCTGGGTCCACGTATCATATAATGAAAAAGGTGCTAATAGAAAACAAGTACTCACGTATGACGGGAAAAGCTACGAGAACGGCTTACCTGATATGAAATGGAAAGACGGGGAAGTAGTTGGATAATGACACGGGCAAGCAAAGAAAGATTACTTGGCAATATAGAAACAGTAATTGGTATCTGCCCTGAATGTAATCAAAAAGCTTTACTTCTTTCAATCGTAGAAGATCTTTTTAAGTGTACGTTGTGTGACGCAGATGTACAACAACATGTCAATGGACATATTAAGTATTTAGTAATTGACCAAGAGAAAAAAGACATGTTAAAAAAGCTTCAAGATGGCCAAGATAAAGTTTAAAAATTTTATTCCACGAGATAAACCTAAGAAAAGGCCTCGGGTTCATAAAAAAAATAAAAATAAATCAGAAAAAAGGTCATTTAAAAAATACAACCGACAAGGACGTTAATGAAATTTACATTGATGTTGTTGCTGTGTTCAATGACACAGAATGACTGCTTACAACCCTACCCTTGGCCAGAACAATTTAACTCAACTTATGATTGTATGATTGCAGGCTATGAAGAATCTATTATAAAAATGGAGGAAATAGGGGAGGAAGAAGTCAATAAATACCAGCTATTTATAAGATTTACTTGCACTCCAGCTGCGACAATATAGACTAATTTAACATTGACAATATAAGTATAATATCCTATATATTATACTATATTTTATAGAAAGGTAACATGACTGATAAAACAAAATATAAAAATTTATCCATTGGGGTTAAAGCCTATGCCACATTAGATAAAGTTAGGAAAGCAATAGTCCCTAACACTACGATGAGTAGATCACAGACTGTTGAAATGTTAATAAATAAAGAGGCAAAACACTTGAACGGCAAGATACAAAAAAAGGAGTAGATATGCCAAAACGAAAGAAAAAAAGAGAGATACAAAAGTATGATGAAAGCAGAGTAAGCGTTGAGAATAACGTTTATCTGTTTCATAATGTAAAAGAAAACCTACATTTCTTTACGAATGGAACTAACTTAGATGATGCATGTAATCAATTTGATAAGGCAGAGTTTCAAAACAGAGGTCAATGGAAGATCTTTGTAGAATGTGGACATCAACCAAGCGATGGACCAACTATATGAAGTACACATTTAAAGTCACTGAAGATAATGTAGAAGGTATCAAAGAGATGCCAGCTATGTCATTTAAAAAACTTCTTAAGTCGCTAACGACGTCAAATCCTAAATGGAATGGGATTATAGAATACGTCAATAAGAAGAGTAATGTAACATTCCATATAATTAAGGAGGGAAAACTATGGAGAACCTAGCAAAAACCATAATTGTTCTACAAGATAGTCAAGAAAGAGTTGATTTTTGGACAGACAAAATTAATGCCATGTTCAAAGAATACAAAGAGACTAAACCTTGTAGCATACAAGTTACAAGTGGTGATTATTTTGATGCTATGATCGAAAAAGCAATCCATCAAGGCAAGATGGACGTGTTGAATCGTCTTGAATCTAAACTGTCTATAAAAAATTGAGGTATTATGGATAAGAAAGATGACAAGAAAATCATGGGATCAATTATAAATTTCCCACAGAACGGAGTTTGTAAAGTCCATTTTTATAACAAAGATGGACTTAAACTACCTAAAGGACACAAGTTAGAACTGACTGGTTTTATCTGTGTCAATCGGCCTGGGATGATAAAGTTTGCAATTGCTGAAGCAGTTTCAATGAGTCCAAAGGACGTAAAAAATAAAAAGAGGAGCGCATAATGGCAACCTTAGACGGCAACGAAGACGGTAAAAAAATCTGTCCTGAATGTAATGGGAACGGATTTGTAAGAGTACCTTATCACTTAGCAAAAGAAGAACTATGGGCCAATTGTGATAAGTGTGATTCACAGGGAGAGATAGAACGTGATCAAAGCTGAAGGTAAGTTTAGATATAATAGAGACTTTGCTAAAAAAGCAATAGCTGATCACAGATATGACAATTCCGAGAAAGGATTCGTAGGGCAGAAGTTTATACACTTTACGAAACCTTCATCTCGGAAGAAAAGAGATTATGTAAGTGTCAATTTAGATAAGATTGATTACTGGGTAGAGTATTTAAATCATAAATTAATTATGAAAGAAAAATTTCCATTGAGCGATGGTAAGTTATGTAGATATTGTCATGCACCATTTACATTTATTGTACCAATCAAGAACCACGGACAAACAGAATTACAAACTAAACGCGGCAGTATTACACTAACCAATATGTCTGTTGATAGACTAGATAACAACAGAGGATATGAAGTAGGCAACATAATATTTTGTTGCGCAGGTTGTAATAATAGAAAAAATCAAGTCACACTTAAAGATTGCGAAAACATTTTAAGAGTGGTAAAAGAAGTAAAAGAAGAAAGCGGAGAACATGACATCAGATAAGGACCCTTCATTGCTAGAGATGTGGCGTGAAGAAAAAGCAAAAAGAATAGAAGCAGAAAAAGAAATAGAAGAACTAAAAGCAGCCCTTTCTCGAGCAGAAGAAGACCGACAATATGATAAGTTGGTACATGAACGAGAACTAGCTGATTTATTTAAAGGAAAATATGACAAAGAAACTAAATAAAGAAAGTATGCATAAAGCATTTGATGCATTAACCGAAGAACAAAAGT